GAAGTTGAGATGAAGTTCTCGATGAAGGCTGGCGGTGTGGTCAAGAAAGGCCCACGCGAAGGTCGCAAGTGGTCCCGCAAACCAAACCTGTTCGATGCCCTCGGTCGTCCGATCAAAGGCGAAGTCGCCATTTGGGGTGGCTCCGAACTGATCATCGCATTCTCGTTCACAGAAGGCGGGTACTTCATCCCGGCCACTGGCGCATACGGTATCAAGCTGCAACTCGAAGCTGCTCAGATCGTGACACTGCGACAGGGCGGCGAACGTGCTGCTGGCGACTACGGCTTCGGTGCCCAAGAAGGTGGCTTCGACGCTTCCGAGTACGTGGCTCCTAAGGCTGATTCCGAAGGTGACGATGAAGGTGGTGACGACGAATACCAGAACCACATTCCAACCGAAGGCGAAGGCGACCCAGACGGGGCTGCCGACTTCTAAACCCACCGACAACTGACGCATGACATTGCCCCCTTGGAGAAATCCTTGGGGGCTTTTTGCGTTTGGAGAACCACATGGCCCGCATCAAGCAATCCGCCGCAGCCCGTGCAAAGGCATTCGGCTACCGCTCTGGTCTTGAGGTGCGCAACGCCCAGCGCCTCGACGAGAATGGTCACGACTACGATTACGAACCCTTTAAGCTACCGTTCGTGCAGCCCGCAAAGCCACGCACTTACCTCCCCGATTTTGTTCTGCCAAACGGGATTATCATTGACACTAAAGGACGCTGGGAAACAGCCGACCGACAGAAGTTCAAGATGATCGTTGAGCAGCACCCCGCCCTCGACATTCGCATGGTCTTTTCGAACCCCAACCAACGCATTGGCAAGGCTTCCCCGACCACATACGCAATCTACGCAACCCGCCTCGGCCTTCCATTTGCGAAAGAGTTCATCCCTCAAGCATGGATCGACGAGCCTGTTAATCAGGCCAGCCTCGACGCAATCGCAAAGCTCACATCATGACCAAACCAATCACAGACGTGCCCCTCGTGTGGCGCACTGATCTCGACTTCACGGGTCTCCGCTTCAAAGACCGAACAGAAACCCTCGGCCTAACCGTTCACTGTGCCGCCTCCAAGCCCTCACAGAATTGGGACGCCGTAGAGATTGACCGCATGCATCGCCGCCGTGGTTTCCTCTGCATCGGCTATAACTTCGTGATCGCCCGTGACGGTGTCGTTCACGCTGGACGCCCAATGAATGCAGCAGGCGCACACTGCAAGAACGAACGCCGGAACAAGACACACGTCTCTGTCTGCCTCGTTGGTGGTGTCTCTCAGAAACCTTTGGCGCACGTTCCCGGCTCCCCTTGGAATGGCTCCGACGCGGAAGCCAACTTCACTCCCGCTCAGGCAACATCTCTGCGTCAACTCAGCGACTTCCTGATGGGTGTCTATGGGTTCGGTGAAGAGATGATCGAAGGGCACCGTGATGTTCGCGGCGTCCGTAAGGCATGCCCAAGTTTCAACGTGAAGACCTTCCTCGACGAAGGCGTCTTCGAACTCGACTAACCCGCAACCCACATACCTGCATTACCAAACCGACCCTCTGTCCCAATCAACCGGGGCAGGGGGCCTTCCAGCTTATCAGCACCCGCATCGCGGAAAGGAATAACTATGACTAAATCGAAAATGGACCACCTGAAAGCACACCTCTCTGGTGGCCGCACAATCACACAGCTTGAAGCTCTGGGTCTCTACGGCCTGTTCCGCTTGGCTGCCCGCATCAAAGAACTCCGCAACAAAGGCTGGGCGATCAGCACCGAGATGCGTGATGACCCGAACGGCAGCAAGTACGCAGTCTACAAGTTGGAGAAAGAGGACACCAAAGGCCTCCCCGCCTTCGCTCTGCCTGACCGTCTGCAGGACAACATGTCATGCTGATTGCCTTCTGCATCTACCTTTGGGCAGTCGCCGCTGGTGGCGCTCTTCTCGGACTATCGTTCGTCCGGCCCATCAACACAGGGGACACTCTAACCGCCCTCGCATTCCCCATTCTGGTCCCCTTCGCGGTTCTCCGTGAACTCATCCGAAGGGCCTCACCTATTATTCCTTCCTAAACCTAGCCCTCGCTCTTCGGAGTGGGGGTTTTTTTCGTTCATGGAGAACTGAATGTATGACAACGATTATGATGAAGACGAAAGCGTTTTTGTTGGCCGTGAGCCTTGCCCTACCTGTGGCAGCGACAACAACCTTGCCCGCTACAGCGACGGACACGCCTACTGCTTTGGTGCCACCTGCGATCACTACGAGCCAGCCGAAGGCAGTAAATCGGAAGGCACGCCGCAAACACAAGAAGATAAGCCGCAAGCGCGAAACCTGATCGACGGAACTTATGGTGCCCTCAAGGCCCGCAAGCTCTCCGAAGAAACAGCCCGCCGCTACAACTACAAGATTGGCCTGTTCAACGGCCAGCCAGCACAGCTTGCAGGATACACCGACGACAAAGGCAACGTGATTGCCCAGAAGCTTCGGTTCGCTGACAAGAAAGAAGGCATGCCTTGGGTAGGTGATAAGAAGAACGTCGGCCTGTTCGGCTCACACCTCTTCGGTAAAGGTAAACGCATCGTGATCACCGAGGGTGAGATCGACGCCATGACTGTCTACCAAGCGCAAGGCTCCAAGTGGCCCGCAGTGTCCCTTATCAACGGTGCTGATGGTGCCCGTAAGGACATCGCCAAGAACATCGAATACCTCAGCAACTTCGATGAGATCGTTCTGATGTTCGATGAGGATGAACCCGGTCGGGAAGCCACAGAGGCAGCCGCTGAGGTTCTGACAGGGCACAAGGTTCTGGTAGCCCAGCTTCCTTTGAAGGATGCCAACGAGTGTTGGATCAACGGTGAGCAGGACAAGATCGTTCAGGCTATCTGGAACGCCAAGCCTTACAACCCCGCTTCGGTTGTCCATGGTGAGGACATCTGGACCCGCCTACAGAACCGCCCCGTGGTTACCTCTATCCCATTCCCTGAGTGGATGCCCCAGATGAACAAGAAGGTTCTGGGTCTGCGTCTCGGAGAGTTGGACACTTGGACCTCCGGTTCGGGCATGGGCAAGACCACCATGATCAAGCAACTGCAGGCGCATATCTTCCGCACCACCGATCTCAACCAAGCAATCATCCACCTTGAGGAACCCCTTGAGGATACCGCTGAGAGCTTGCTTGGGGTGTTCATGGAGAAGCGCCTGACGATACCTGAGGTGCGCGATACGGTGACCGAGGCAGACCTTCGGTTCCACTTTGACAAGACCTTCATGGCCAAGGATGCACACGGCAACAGCCGCATGTATCTCCACGATGCCTTTGGTTCCATGGGTTCAGACGAGAACCTGATGAACCGCATCCGCTACTATGCCCATGCTTGCGACTGCAAGGTGATCTGGATTGACCACTTGTCGATCTTGGTCTCGGACATGGGTGAGAATGGTGATGAACGCCGCCGCATCGACGCACTGATGCACAGCCTCAAGACCCTCACCGTAGAGCTTGGCGTTTACATTGGCCTTATCAGCCACCTCAAGAAAGCTGGCGGCCCTACCTCGTTCGAAGAGGGTGCAGCCCCATCACTCGATGACCTCCGAGGTTCCGGCGGCATCAAACAGCTATCCAACTCTGTCTACGCGATCTCTCGCAACCAACAGGCAGAGACAGAAGCTGCTCGTAACACAGCACAGGTCCACGTCCTCAAGTCCCGATACACCGGAGACACTGGTCCTGCTGACTTCATTTATTTCCAGAAAGAGACAGGCACCTTCTGTGCTGGCGTGGACCCTGAGATGGCCGCCCAGTTCGAAGACATGTCCGCTCACGGCGCTCCCACTGAAGACGGGGAGGCTGACTTCTAGGCGCTTTTAGAAAGGCCATCCCAGCATGAATGACCATATTGATGTGGACGAGGAAGCCCCTCGCCGCAAACGGTTCATCTACGACATTGAAACCAACGGCCTGCTCGACACGATGGACCGCATCCACTGTCTGGTTCTCTACGATCTGGACACAAAGGAACTGATCTCCCTCAAGAACGACAACCCTGCGGCCTATTGGTCACCGGAGATCGAAGAGGGGGTTCGCCTTCTCAACGACGCGGACAAGCGCATCGGGCACAACATCATCAAGTTCGATGAACCTGCCCTCAAGATGCTCTTTCCGTGGTTCGAAGAGAACAAGCCCGGTGTTGTGATCGACACCCTGACACTCGTCCGTCTGATCAAGCCAAACGTCAAAGATGGCGACCTGATGTTGGTCAAACAGGGACGCCTTGAAGGTCGCCTTATCGGCTCCCACGGTCTTGAAGCTTGGGGCCAACGTCTCGGTGAATGGAAGGGCGACTATTCCAAAGAACTCAAAGCCCAACTCATGGCTGAGGGCATGGACCGCAATGAAGCTGCACTCGCTGTCTGGGCCAAGTGGTCTCAAGAGATGCAGGATTACTGCGATCAAGACGTTACCACCAACCTAGCGATCTACCGATGGTGCCAACAGAAGGGTTACTCCAAGCAAGCTGTCTCGGATGAGATGGACATGGCCTATCTCTGCGCCAAGATCGAAGCCAACGGGTTCCCCTTCAACGAGATGAAAGCGGGGATGCTTTACGGCACCCTCGCAGGTCGTCGGGCACAGCTTGAAGACGAACTCAAAGAAACCTTCGGGTCATGGATTGAGCGCGTTGGAGAGTACACCCCGAAGACAGCCAACAAATCGAATGGCTATTGGGGTGTAACCAAGTGGCGATACCTCGACGACGAAAGCGAACTGGCACCTGAGGACTTTACCAAGGGTGGCCTTCCCAACGCACTGGCCAAGCGCCGTGGCGTTCGACGTGACTTCAAGGGTTACCCTGTAACGAAGATCAAGATGGTGGACTTCAATCCATCCTCTCGCATCCACATTGCGAACCGCCTGAGCAAGCTCTTCGGGTGGAAGCCCCAAGAATTTACCAGTGACGGTCGTGCTAAAGTAGATGAAGAGATCATGGCCAAGCTGCCATATCCTTGTGCGCCGTTGCTGACTGAATACTTCACCGCCATCAAACGGCTGGGGCAGTTGGCAGAAGGCAAGCAGGGATGGCTTAAATTGGTCCGCAATGGCAAGGTCCATGGTAGCTACAACACTGTCGGTGCGGTCACCCGCCGCATGACCCATAGCAACCCTAACATCGCTCAGGTGCCCTCTGTGGGTGCCGATTACGGTCCCGAATGTCGTGAGCTTTTCACGTCTGGTCCCTTCGAGTTTCTCGTTGGCACCGATGCCTCTGGCTTGGAACTCCGCATGCTTGCCCATTACCTCGCCCGCTGGGATGATGGTGAGTACGGCGATGTGATCTTGAATGGCGACATCCACACGCACAACCAAAACCTCGCTGGGCTGCCCACAAGGAACGCCGCGAAAACATTTGTGTACGCACTACTTTACGGCTCTGGGGATGCCAATCTAGGGTCTCTCTTAGGTGGTGATGCTGCTGAGGGAAAGGCAATGCGTTCCAAATTTATGGAAGGCCTGCCTGCTTATGCCAATCTGGTGAAAGCGGTGAAGCACAAGGCCAAGATGTTCAAGCATCTCAACGCACTCGATCAGGGTCTCCTTCACGTCCGGTCAGAACACTCTGCACTTAACACCCTGTTACAATCGGCAGGCGCACTCTGCTGCAAGCGGTGGAGCGTCCTCACTGAACGGCTGCTAATCGAACGTGGCTTCAAGCATGGGTGGGATGGTGACTTCGCGGTCGTCGGCAACATTCATGATGAACAACAGATCGCTGCCCGTAACCAAGAGGTAGCAGACGCCATTGTTAAGGCATCGGCAGACGCCATGACCCTGACCCAAGAATACTACGGCATCCGCATCCGATTGGACGTGGACACCAACATTGGGCGCAACTGGCGCGAGACGCACTAACTCCCCAAGGAAAACCAAATGAAAGAAACTGAACCTGCCCCTGAAAGGGGGCGGGCCTGTCGTCATTGCGATGGGCCTATACCACCAGAGACGCATCATCGTCGAAAGTTCTGCTCTGATAAATGTAGGGGCATAGCATGGCGTATTGAACACCCCGAACGCAACGCGACCCAACGACGCGAAGTATCCGCCAAACAGCGAAAGAAGGTAGCAGCCCACAAGGTGGCTGGGACAGCCTTCGGCGTACTCGCCTATAAACGCTCCATGCTCTCCGCAGCGAAGTCAAGGGCAAAGAGGGCTGGCCTCCCCTTCAACCTAACCACCGAAGACATCCAAATCCCCGATGTGTGTCCTGTTCTTGGGATTGAGATCAAATTCAATTTCGGACAACCAAGTGACAACTCCCCTTCGCTGGACAAGATCGTACCTTCTCTGGGCTACACCCGTGGAAATTGCGAGGTGATCTCCCACAGAGCGAACATGCTTAAATCGAACGCCACCGTCCCTGAGATGGAGGCGATCTACCACTACTACTCCAACAAAATCTCCAACACAGACTGGATGGTGCCCAATGGCAAAACCTAAAAGAACCGTCTTCGTAGATGCTGACGTTGTTGCCTTCCGTGCAGCCGCAGGTTCCCAGCAATGGGAAAATTGGGGCACAGACGATCTTGATGGCGCACGATGGACAGCACAAGCCGATGGCGAGACTGCCCGCAAGCACATTGACATCTCCCTCGAAGAATTGAGGGATGATCTCTGCGCAGATGAAATCGTCTGCTGTTTAACTGACAACGACAACTGGCGATGTGATGTACTGCCCACCTACAAGGGCAACCGCAGCAAAACCGAGAGACCCATCTTGCTTCCACAAGCCCGCCAATACCTGCGGGAGAAGTACGAGGCATGGCAGAGAACTGGATTAGAGGGTGATGATCTTCTTGGCATCCTCTCAGGTCTCTCTTCGAGGTGGCCCGGTGAAAGAATTATGGCGACCATCGACAAAGACCTCAAAACCGTTCCCGGCTTGGTCTACCTCTGGCATCACTCCGTACTCGGCATCCAAGAGATCACCGTAGAG